CGGACAACTCCGGGTCGATCGGCACGCCGGCCACCGCGGTCACCACGACCCTGCCGGCCGCGGCGACCGGCAACCAGACCGTGGTCGTCGGCGTGCAGTTGCAGCCGGGCCGGCCGTGGATCCGGGTCCGGGCCACCCGCGCGTCGGGCACCACCGACACGCTGCTGGTCAGCGCCGTCGTCCTCGCCACCCCGCACAACCTGTGAGCCGAGGTAGCCGTGACCTGGGCCCCTGACTACGTGACCCTGCAGGAATTAAAGGGCTACCTGCGGATCACGCACACCGACGATGACGCGTTCATCGCGATGTGGGTCACGGCTGCCTCCCGCAACGTCGACGACTTCTGCGGCCGCCAATTCGGGCAGGTCGTCGGGGTCGAATCGCGTGAGTACACCGGCGTCTGGGATCGGCACATCGGCTCGTACGTCTACGAGATCGACGACGTCCAGACGGTCGCCTCGATGGTCGTGGTCGACGAGAACGCGACCGAGGTCACCGACTACACGTTTGGCCCGGTCAACGCCCTGAAGAAGGGCCGGCCGTACGAGCGGATCTTCACCGCCACCGGCGGCACGCTGCTGATCCAGGCGACCTGGGGATGGACCGTGGTGCCCGCCGCGGTGAAGACCGGCCTGCTGCTGCAGGGTGCCCGCCTGGCTGCCCGCCGGGACTCGCCGTTCGGGATCTCCGGGTCGCCGCAGCAGCAGGGTGAGATCCGGCTGCTCGCCCAACTCGACCCGGACTTCCGGACCACCTTGAAGCCATTCGTCCGGGGCTGGTGGGCGGCATGAGGCTCGACGCGGTCATGGACGAAGTGGCCGAGGCGCTGGAGACGTTCACCGGTCTGAACGTCTTCTCCTACCCACCGGCCACCCTGTCGGCGCCCGCGGGCTACGTGTCGTACCCGCTGTCGATCGACTTCGACAAGGCCTACCAGCGCGGCGAGGACCAGTACACCGACCTGCCGATCGTGCTGCTGGCCGGCAAGGCCAACGACAAGTCGGCCCGCGACAAGGTCGCCGCGTGGGCGGCCGGCGACGGCCCGGGATCGGTCAAGCGGGCGCTGGAGTCGCGGTCCTGGCTCACCTGCGACGACCTGACCGTGACGTCGTGCGAATTCGATCTCGAGCAGGTCGGCCAGGTCCCGTACCTGGCGGCCATGTTCAAAGCCACCGTCGTCGGCCCCGGAAAGGACTGACCATGCCCCTGACCACCGTCGTCGACGCGAACGTGTCGGCAACGCTCACCAGCGCGCTCGACCTGGTGACCGCCAGCGCGCCGCTCGCCCTCAACACCCGCATCACCATGCCGTCCGGCACCGCGACCGGCCAGGCCGACCTGTGCTGGTCGGACACCCGCACCGTCGCGGCGTCGAGCACCGACGCTCTCGACCTCGCGGGCACCTTGGCCGGCAACCTCGGCGGCACGCTCACGATCGTGAAGCTCAAGGCCGTGCTGGTCCGCGCGGCCGCGGCGAACTCGAACAACGTGCGCGTCAACCGGCCGGCCTCCAACGGCGTGCCGCTGTTCCTCGCCGCGTCCGACGGGATCGACGTGCTGCCCGGCGGCCTGTTCCTGTGGGTCGCCCCCGGCGCCGGCGTGACCGTGACCGCGGCGACCGGCGACCTGCTGAACATCGACAACTCCGGTGCGGGCACGTCGGTCACGTACGACGTCGTCCTCGTCGGCACCTCGGCCTAAGGAGCAGCGTCGTGGCGCGCAAGCACAGCAAGTTCACGGTCATCCTGATCAACGGCATCGACATCTCCTCGCACTGCACCGACAGCACGTGCGAGGAGTCCGGCGCGACCGAGGACCTGACCACCTACGGCAAGAACAAGATCGTCCGAGGCCCGGCGCTCGGCGACGGCGCGTTCTCCTGCAGCGGCAAGTACGACGACTCCGCGACCGGGCCGCGCGCCGTCCTCAAGCCGCTGGTGAACACCCTCGTCACGGTGACCTACCGACCGGAGGGCACCGGCGCCGGCCTGCCCCAGGACGTCTTCTCGGCCGTCCTGACGAAGTACACCGAGACCGCGCCGGTGGCCGGCTACCGCACCTGGGCGATCGAGACCGACCCGTCCGACGCCTGGAACAGCACCGCGCAGTAGCGCGCCGAGGAGGAGCAACCCGATGACCGAGTACGCCAGCGAAGAGGACCTGGTCGCCGAGACCGCTGAGGGCGGCGCCGAGGACTTCACCCTGAAGTCCGGCAAGGTCGTGCGCCTGCGCGGCCTGACCCGCGCCGAGCACCTGTGGATCGCCAAGGGCACCGAGGACGCCGCGGAGATCGAGGCCCGGATGCTGTCGAAGGCCCTGATCGCCCCGGTGATGACCGTCGAGAAGGTCAAGAAGTGGCAGGCCTCCGGCCGCAGCCGGTCCGTCTCGGAGATCAGCGACAAGGTGCGGCAGCTGTCCGGCTTCGGCGAGGGGGCGGACAAAAGCGATCCGGGAGCAGCTGGAGACGACTGACCTCGGGTTCGAGTACGCGCTCGCCGACCGGCTGCGGATGACCGTGGCCCGGCTACGGCAGGAGCTGACCAGCCGGGAGTTCGAGACCTGGCGGATCTACTGGGCGATCCAGCGGCAGCAGCAGGAACTGGCGATGGAGAAGGCAAGGGGGTGAGGTCGTGGAGGATCTGAAGATCGAGGTCGGCGGCCTCGCCCAGCTGTCCCGGGCGCTGAAGGCCGTCGACTCCGCCGCGCCGAAGCAGCTACGGCTCGGCCTGAACGAGGCGGCCGAGCTGCTCGTCGACCGGACCCGGCCGAAGATCCCCGCGATCACCGGCGCGGCCCGCCGGTCGCTGGTCGCCCGCTCGACCCGCACCTCGGCACGGGTCGCCGTCGGCGGCAAGCGCGCCCCGTACTTCCCGTGGCTCGACTTCGGCGGCGCCGGCCGCATCGCCGGACGACCGGCGCAGCGGCAGTTCATCACCGAGGGCCGGTACGTGTACCCGACGCTGCGGCAGATCCGCCCGCAGATCGAGAAGCAGCTGCAGGCCTCGATCACCGCGGTCATCCGCGACGCCGGGCTGGAGGCGGACTGATGGCCGGCAACACGATGACGCTGGAGTTCGCCGGCGACGCGACCAAGCTGCAGCGCGCCGCGAAGCAGAGCTCGGCGGCGATCGAGGACGTCGGGAAGTCGGCCAAGTCCGCCGGCGACGACTTCACCTCCTCGGCCAAGGAGTCGACCAACTTCGTCGACAAGATCGGCAAGCTCGGCGCAGGCGTGTCCGGCATGACCGACGCCGTGGACTCCGCCTCCGGCGTGCTCGACGCCTTCAACGACATCCAGAACGCCGGCTACGAGAAAGCTCAGCGGCTGGCCCGGGCCAACACCGACGTGATGCAGGCCCAGGAGGACCTGAACCAGGCGATTCGCGACGGCAAGCAGGCCGCGATCGACGCCGACCAGGCCGAGGTCGACCTCGAGCAGGCCCGCCTCGACCAGGCGACCGCGCTCAAGGACTACAACGCCGCGGTCAAGGAGCACGGCAAGAACTCGGCCGAGGCCCGGCAGGCGCAGATCGACCTCAAGCAGGCCGGCGTCGACGTCAAGCAGGCCCAGGAGGACGCCGCACAGGCGACCCGCGACGCCAGCCAGGCGAACATCGACGCGAAGACGGCCCAGCTCGACCTGAACGACGCGCAACGCGAGGCCAACCCGCCCGACGTCGCCGCCTGGTCGCAGCAGCTGCAGACCTACGCGCCGCTGCTCAACGGCCTGGTCGGCATCGTCGGCCTGGTTACCGCCGCGCAGTGGGCGTGGAACGCCGCGCAGACCGCCAACCCGATCGGGCTGATCATCGTCGCGGTCGGCGCCCTGATCGCGATCATCGTCGTGATCGCGACGAAGACGACCTGGTTCCAGGACCTGTGGCGCGTCACCTGGGGCGGCATCAAGAAGGCCGCCAGCGCGGTCGGCTCGTGGTTCAAGGACACCCTGTGGGGCAAGTGGATCAAGGGCTCGTGGGACGCGATCATGAACAAGGGCGTGCAGGTCTACCTGTGGTTCCAGAAGCTGCCAGGCAAGCTGAAGGCCGCGTTCGCGAACATCGCGATCAGCCTCTACGCGCCGTTCCGGGCCGCCTTCAACAAGGTCTCCGACGCCTGGAACAACACGATCGGCCGGCTGTCCTGGACCGTGCCCGGCTGGATCCCCGGCATCGGCGGCGCGTCCATCTCCGCGCCGCAGCTACCGAAGTTCCACCAGGGCGGCGTCGTGCCCGGCCCGCCCGGCACTGAAGTGCCCATCCTGGCCATGGCCGGCGAAACCGTCACCCCGGCCGGCGGCGGCGCCGTCATCGAGATCCGGTCGAGCGGCAGCCAACTCGACGACCTGCTGGTCGAGATCCTGTCCCGGTCGATCCGGCGGCGCGGCGGGAACGTCCAGACGGTGCTGGGCGGCCGCAATGCCTAAGCAGGACGTGAAGGTCGATCTGTACTACGACGGCGCCTGGCACGACCTGGTCGCCAACGACGACGTGTTCACCGACACCCCGATCACGATCACCCGCGGCGACGGCGACGAGTCGGCCGCGCCCCGGCCCTCGTCGATCAGCCTGCGGCTGGCCAACGACGACGACCTGTACCGCACCAGCAACCCGATGAGCCCGCTCTACGGCAAGGCCGGGGTGAACACGCTGATGCGGGTCAGGGTCGGCAGCGCGGTCCGCGGCATCGGCGAGGTGTCGTCCTGGAAGGCCGGGCAGACCCGCGACTTCCGGGCCAGCCCGCGCCGCGGCAAGGCATGGGTGGACGTCGAAGCGAACGGCCTGCTGCAGCGAATCAACCAATGGACCGAGCAGCTCGAGTCCACGATGGTCGCCGGGATGCGCTCGTTCGGCTCGTCGTCGCTGGGGATCTGGCCGCTGGAGGACGAGGCCAACTCGGCCATCCTCAGCCAGCTGGTGCCCGGCGGCCCGCCCGGCACGTTCAGCGGCGACGTGACGCTCGGCGACAGCGAACGCCCGGCCGGCTCGTCGAAGTCCGTGCGGATCGACGCCGGCGGCCGCATCGGCGGGACGTTCATCGGCACCTCGGCCAGCGGCTGGCAGATCTCCTTCGCCGTCCGGCTACCCGCGCCGCCGCCCACCTCGACCAAGGCCGAGATCTTCTCCTGGACCGACTCGGTCGGCCGGCGCTGGACATGGGAGGTGAACAACACCGACTTCGGCTGGGCCGTCTACAGCAACACCGGCTCGCTGATCACCAGCCTCACCAGCCCGTTCGCGTTCTACGACCCGAACAAGTGGGTGCGCCTGCTCATGGTGTGCAAGGTGTCCGGCTCCACGGTCAGCTACTTCCCCTCCTGGTACGTCGAAGGACTGTCGTTCCCCGTCGGCACGTCCGGCACGTTCAGCAGCACCACCACGGGCACGCTGCGGACCTGGACAGCCGTGGCGACCACCCACAACGACGGCGCCTGGTACACCGGCGTCTTCGCCATCAACGACCCCACCGTGTCGATGTGGACCAGCAACGACGTGGTCGAGGACTTCAACGGCCATGCCGGCGAGACCGCCGGCGCCCGGTTCACCAGGATCATGACCGACAAGTCCCTGCCGTTCGCGGTCACCGGCGACTCGACGAAGTCCACCCGGATGGGCGGCCAGCCGGTCGACACCCTGGCGGAACTGCTCAAGGAGATCCGCGACACCGACGACGGCGTGCTGTTCGACTCCCGCACCGGCCTCGGCCTGATCCTGGCGCTGCGCAACAACCGGTACAACCAGACCCCGGCGCTCACCCTGGACGTCAACGCCAACCCGTCCGGCCTGCCCAACCTGCCCGTCGAGGTCACCGACGACCTGCCGATCCACAACATCGTCACCGCCAGCCAGCGTGACGGCGGCCAGTTCACCGCCCAGGACTCCACCACCGTGATGGGCACGCAGGCGCCCCCGAACGGCCGCGGCGAGTACAAGCAGACCGTCGACGTCAACGTCTTCGACGAGGCGAACGACCTGCCCCAGCAGGCGAACTGGTGGCTACGCCGCGGCACGGTCAACCTGCCCCGCTTTCCGCAGGTCGTGGTCAACGTCGCCGCGCTCGGCACGTCGAAGATCGCCGAGGTCGAGGCGGTCACCATCGGCAGCGTCATCGAGATCACGAACTACCGGGAGTACACCATCCGGCTGTTCGTCATCGGCTCCACCGAGGTGATCGGCACCCACAGCCGGATCATCACCTTCACCTGCGCCCCGGACCAGCAGTTCGTCGTCGGCAAGTACGGCGACAGCGCAAAGCGGTACGACCTGCGCAGCTGCACGCTGGCGGCCGGCGCGACCAGCTCGGCCACGTCGCTGTCGCTGACGATGAGCATCGACGAGGCCTGGTCGACGGCCTCGCCGCCGTACGACCTACTGATCTCCGGCGAACGCGTACGCGTCACCGCGATGAGCGCCCGCAGCGGCACCGGCCCGTACACCCAGACCGCCACGGTGACGCGGTCGATCAACGGCATCGTCAAGGCCCTCCCGTCGGGCTCGGACGTGCACATCGCAACCCCCGGGAGGTGGGCACTTTGACCGTCTTCGGTGGCGACGTCACCAACGTGGTCGACGTCAACCGGCGCGTCGGCACCACGCTGGCCACCGCCGACGCCACGGCGATCAGCACCGGCACCGAAACCGTGATCGACACGGTGGTCGCGTCCGTGATCGCGGGCCGCGGCTACGAGGTCGAGTGGAAGATGCGCTACGCCGCGACAGCCGCCGACACGTGGGTCATCCGGGTCCGCGAGGACGCCGTCGGCGGCGCCGAGGTCGACTCCACCGTGTTCGTCGCGTCGTCCACCGGCAACACGTTCACACAGGTCGTCGGCATGGACTGGACCGCCGGCGCGACCGGCAGCAAGACCTTCGTCGCCACCGTCCAGCGGCTCACCGGCACCGGCACCCTGACCCCCAAGGGCGGGTCGACGTTCAAACGCAGGCTCAAGGTCACGTACGAGGATTAGGGACCCGACATGCAGAAACTCACCTGGCCCGCCGTCGGGCTGATCGCGGTACTCGCCGGCGTGTCGGTCGCCCTCGCGACCCTGGCGCACTGGGACGCCGGCGCGATCCTCGGCGTGCTCGGCATCCTCGGCGGCATCGGCGGTGGCGCGGCCGTGGGCGGCGCGGTGGCCGGCAAGGTCGAAGAGGTCCACTCCGAGACGGCCGCGCAAACGCAGACGCTCGCGAAGATCGACCACCAGACCAACGGCCTGTCCGAGGCCGAGCGCCAGGACATCGCGGTGAAGGCGGTCGCCGAAGCGAAGCGGCAAGGGCTGCTGTGATACCGGACCTCGACCGCAGCTACGAGACGCGCCTGGCCAGGGCCTGCCGCCGCCGGCGGCTGCCGCGCCGCGCCGAGACGGCCGGGCCGGTCGACTGGCGGGAGTATGTCGCCTGCAGGGTGTGTCCGTCCGGCGCGGGGCGAGCGTGCGTGGACCTGATCCTCGACGGCCGCCACCTGGCCGCCGTGCGCCTGCTCGACCGGCCGCACCTCAAGCGGGAACGGCGCACCGACCGGTCGATCGCCGCGCTCAGCCCTGCGCGATAGGCCGGCCGACCATCCGGTAGGTGCCGGGCTCGACGGGCCGTGCGTAGAGGGTGCGCGCGTAGCCGTCGATGACCCCGTGCAGCCACAAGTACTCGCCGTTCGGCGCGGGCATCGTCTCGTCGAGATACATGAACTCCATCTCGAAGTTGTGGGGGCCGCCCGGCCAGATGATGAGGATCTTGTCGCCCTTCCTCGGTACCGCCCGCTGCGCGTCGCGCCACTCGTGCGCGGCCTCGACTGCGTCGGCGTGCCTCTCCTCCGGAGTCATAGCGGACCTCCCCGGTAGCCGGACGGTGAACCCGCGGTAGGTGTGCAGCGGTCGCAACGGCTCCGGTGCCATGGGCTGCCCCTCCCCACGCGATGGACGGAGGGGCGAGCAGGCGGAAACCCGGCCCGGGACGCTCCGGGGCTCGCCCCTCCAGACCCCGGACAGTACACATGTCAACGCGCCTAGTACAGGACGACCATTCATGCGCTTCCCTATGGACCTTGCACAAGCACGCTCGCGCATAGCGTTTGCCCTTGTGAAGAAGCTCCGGTTCATGGGTACGGCCGAGATCGGGCAGCGCCTCGGCGTCACCCGGTCGCGCGCCCACGCGATCACCCGCGACCGCGACTTCCCCGAGGCGTACCAGACGTTGACCATGGGCTCGATCTGGCTCGCGGACGACGTCGAGGCGTGGATCCGCCAGCACCGGCCGGCGCTCGCCGAGGACCCCGAGGGCGAGTAGGAACAACCGTCATTACTAATGACGGTGCTCTCGACTGTTCCGATGTCTTGCCATCTAGCCCCGTGACGGGGGCAGGTGATACATCGCGGTTCACCTGAGACGCTCGCCAATTGGCGAAACGCAGTGTCGGAATTTTCAGACACGAAGCGGCCCGCCCCCGAGGTGGGAACGGGCCGCGACAACAATTGTTGACGGCAGGGCTTCTAGGCGCCCTCGATGTAGCCGAAGCTGTCGAGGATCGTGCGCGCCAGCTCGGCCGCCTGCTCCCACGTCGTCAGCTCGGCCTCGATGCGCACGTACAGGTTCGGCGTGCCGATCGTGCGCTCGTGGCGGTCGTCGGTCCGGGCCACCCGCAGGTCGAGCCGGTGGGCGTCCAGCAGATCCCGGACGGAGCCGTCGGTGTGCTCGTCGCCGAGGTGGGTGATCAGGTCGTCGCGCTCCTCGCCGTCGTGGTCGTACACGCACCAGTCCGGGCAGCCGTGCAAGAAGCGCTCGGCGAAGCCGCCGTCGCCGAGGGAGTTGGGTACGGTGCTCATGGGCCGGACCTCCATCCGGTCAAGGGCTCGGCCAGCGCCGCAATCGCTGCGTCCGGGCCCGATCTTTATCTAGACCTGTCAAGTTCTAGCGTTCGCGAGGTCGAACGTCAAGTCATGACATACTAAGCGGCGTGACGAACGCAGCGATCTACTGCCGGATCTCCCGTGACCGCGTCGGCGCCGGCCTCGGCGTCGAGCGCCAGGAAGCCGACTGCCGCGAGCTGGCCGCCAGGCTCGGGCTCACCGTGGGCGGTGTGTACGTGGACAACGATTTGTCCGCCTACTCCGGGAAGCCGCGGCCCGAGTACCTGCGGCTGCTCGCCGACCTCGAGGCCGGCCGGATCGGCACGGTGCTGGCGTGGCACACCGACCGCCTGCACCGTTCGCCGACAGAGCTCGAGGCGTACATCACCGCATGCGAGAAGCGCGGCGTTCCCACGCACACCGTCAAGGCCGGCCCGCTCGACCTGGCAACGCCGTCCGGTCGCCTCGTCGCCCGCCAGCTCGGCGCGGTCGCCCGCTACGAGGTCGAGCACGCGATCGAGCGCCAGCAGGCCGCCAAGCGGCAGGCCGCCGCGGCGGGAAAGTGGGGCGGCGGCAGGCGACCGTTCGGCTACGAGCCCGACGGCGTGACCGTGCGGGAGAACGAGGCCGGGGTGCTCGCCGAGGTCACCGACGCCGTCCTGCTCGGCACCAGCCTGCGATCCCTGGCCCGACAGCTGAACGAGCGCGGCCTCAAGACCACGACCGGACTGCCGTGGCGGCCGGACACGCTGCGGAACCTCCTCAAGCGGCCCCGGAACGCGGGCCTGCGGGAACACAAGGGCGAGATCATCGGCAAGGCGGAGTGGCCGGCGATCGTCGAGGAGCCGAAGTGGCGCGCGGTCCGGGCGCTCATCACCGACCCCGCCCGGCGGACCAACGCCGGGGCCCAGCCGCGCTGGCTCCTGTCCGGCATCGCCCGCTGCGGGGTGTGCGGGGATGTCCTGAACGTGACGCTGCTGGAGAGCAGCCGCGCGTCCGTGCCGAGCTACACCTGCAAGGCGGGCAAGCATGTGGTCCGCAACGCCGCCGAGCTGGAGAACTACGTCTCCCTCGTCGTCGTCGAGCGGCTCCGGCGGCCTGACGCGATCGAGCTGCTGCGGCCCGCAAGGCCCAGCATCGACCTCGCCGCGCTCGTCGCCGAGGAGACGAACTTGCAGGAGCGTCTCGACGCCCTGGCCGACGACCTCGACCTCGACGAGCGGACCCTTGCGCGCCGGACCCAGCGGCTCCGTGAGCGGCTGGCGGAGATCGCCGAGGAGAAGGCGACGGCCGGGCGCGGCAGCGTGCTCTCCGGCGTCGTGGACGCGCCGGACCCGGCCGAGGCATGGGCGCAACTGGACTTCGACCGCAAGCGCGCCGTCATCGATCTGTTGATGACGATCGTCGTAAATCGTGCACCGAAAGGCCGGCGGAAGGGCTGGAAACCGGGCGAGAGCTACTTCGATACGGCCAGCGTCTCGATCACGTAGCGTGACGAACGTACCTCTGGCGTATAGCCCTGGGCGGTAAATTACAACGCTGGCCGACATATTCGGTCGTAGCCGTTGATCGCCCTGCACGTTCAGTGATCGCGTGCTGATGTCAATTTCCCTGTCATTGATAAGTAGACAAGCAAATTGCTAGCAATTCCTGATTCAGGATATTGACCCGCTGGGCGGGATGCGCTGCCGTGAACGACCTCACATGACTTCGCATGAGGTCCGCACGGGTGTGCGAAACGCGGTACGGCCTGCGCAATGACACAGATGTCCGATTGCTGCCGCATAGACGTCGCCCTTCTGCGACGCTCCCGCGAGAACTGTGTCCCAACCCAACCCAATGACGCCCAAAACTCGGACAACACTCGGATGGTGGAGTTGGGCAACGGGGGCACTTAGCAGTAAGGTGCAGCGGGAATTAAGACAGCCCGAACGGCGACTTGACCTAGGAAATCGACGTCGCCGCCCGGGCCCTACAACGCTGGACCGTGTCCAGGCTGTTACGGCATGTAGTGTTGGTAGCACCGTCATGCCGCAGGCGACTCTAGCGCCTAAGTTGCATCCGTGCGAACTTAGCGGCGCGAGATTTTCGCCATCGTGCCTGGTCACGGCTCCGGAGATACGGAGCCCAAGTTGCTTGTACGCAATGTCGACCCAGAGGTTGGCCACCTCCGAGGCATGATCGGCGTCGCCGTCCGAACCGGCGACGACCAGGCGGCCCATCACTACCGGCAGGAACTTGCCGACGCTCGGATCCTCGCCGCGGCCCGCTCGGTTGCGGCGAAGCTGTCCGAGCTGTCGCCGGAGAAGCAGGACAAGGTCCGCGCGCTCTTCGGCGGTGCCTGATGGCGGGCCGGGAGGTGGATGCCCGGCCTGCTGGTGACAGGCCGGCCATCGATTCCACGGTACCGTCACTCACCGACATCGAGCGCGAGCAGCGCAGGGCCGCGTACCGGGCGAAGGAGCACCCTAAGTACGTCCGTGCCCTCGACCGGCACATCGAGCGCTGCTACGGCGGCCGTCGATGAGTGAGTGCACCCCGAGCGCACCCTGCCGCATCGAGGGATGCCCGTTCTGCGACCCAGTCGGATACCTCGATCAGGCGCGGCCGGAGTCCGCGGTCGACGATGTCAACGCTGACATTTCCGACCGCGCGAAGCCCGACGGCGAGGATCTTCTCGCTCGCCTGGAATCGCTCCTGCTCGACACCGACGGCCTGGACACGATTGCTGACCCCGAGCCGCTCATCCACAACGACATCCTGTTCACCGACTCGATCAACTGGCTTGTCGGAAAACCCGGACACGGCAAGTCGTTCGTGATGATCGACCAGGCCGGATGCGTCGCCACCGGAACGGACTGGCACGGAAACCCGGTCACCATGGGCCGCGTGCTCTACCTCGTCGCCGAGGGCGCGCGCGGCATCAAGAAGCGGGTCAGGGCCTGGGAACGGGCCTACGGCGTCAAGATGACCGGCGTCGACTTCCTGCCGGTGCCGGTGCAGGCCACCAACCGAACAGCGTGGGCAACCCTCGTCGCACTGGCCGCCAAGCGGCGTTACGCGATGGTCATCCTCGACACCCAGGCCCGGGTGACCGTCGGCATCGAGGAGAACAGCAACAAGGAGATGGGCGAGTTCGTCCACCAGGCGGAGAAGCTGCGCGAGGCCGCCGGCGCCTGCGTGGTGATCGTCCACCACATCGGACGCAACGGCGACACCGGGCGCGGTGCCACGACGCTCGACGGGGCGCTGACCACCATCATGAAGGCCAGCAAGGACGGCTCCGCCATCACCCTCGAGTGCCAGAAGCAGAAGGACGCCGAGGAGTGGGGAAAGATCGAGTTCGAGCTGATCCCCTCCGGGGAATCCGCCGTGCTCAGGTCGATGACGCGCATCTCCGCCAACCTGGTAAGCGGGCCCAGCTCTGCAGCCTCGAAGACTGCGGGGGAGTGGTTCGCCCTGCACGGCGAGGAGTGGATGTCGGCCACTCGGCTCATCGACACGCTCGGCATCACCTCGACGACGTTCTACCGCCACAAGGAAGAGCTCCGGAAGGGCGGCGTCATCGAGGCGCGCGAGGCCGGCAAGGGCTACCAATACCGGCACCTCGGTGCTCCCGGTGGTTCCCACGTTCCCACTTCCCACCCCTAAGGGGTGGTGGGAATGGGTGGGAAAGAACGGCGGGACCCACGGGAACGAGTGGGAATCAGTGGGAAACATCTATCTAGCAGGGACAACAGAAGTGGGAATGACGTGGTGAACCCCAGCAAGCGCAAGGGCACCGGCGCCGAGACCGCCATCGTGGGAGCCCTCATCGACGCGGGATGGCCACACGCCGAACGGCGCGCCCTGCACGGCTCGACCGACAAGGGCGACGTCGCAGGACTGCCCGGCGTCTGCATCGAAGCCAAGGCCGAGAAGACCTACGACATCCAGGGCTGGCTGCGCGAGGTCCAGGTCGAGCAGGCCAACGCCAACGCCGACGTGGGCGTCTGCTGGTTCAAGCTGCGCGGCAAGACCGACCCCATGCAATGGGCCGTCGTCATGACCGGCCGCCAATTCACCGACCTGCTCCGCCAGGCCGGCTACTGAGAGAGGGCACACCATGACCCGAGGACCGCAATGCCGCTACTCCGGCAAGTACCAGCGCTGCGGCAACGAAGCCGTCG